GTAAGTAAAAAAGACAAAACAGGAAGAAAATCAAAACACAAAGCCAAAGAAATCCAGTATGAATCTGCACCGGTGTTTAAGCGGTATGTTAAACCGTTCCTTGATCAGTCTCCGTCCAAGATAGTTGAATTTTATGATAGTCAGGCCAGACCGATTATCAAAAGACTCGGCGAAGAAAGAATTAGTCTTCAGAAGGCAAACCTAGATACACGAGCTCACGATGCAGTTCTAGCAAAACTGAGAGAAAATCTTTCGGTTCTAGATAATAAAACACACCGTGCATTACAAAAATCAAAAAAAAAATAACTGCAGAAACCAGTAACAAGCCTGTAATGACCGGCATGTATATCTATCGTGTTCCTGCTACAGAACAAGATATTGCAAAAGAAATGGGATTAACTCATATTGGATCAGGACGCTGGGCTAAAAAATGGTTTAACACCAGTGGTGTTCCGTCACAGTTAAAAAAACAGGAAGCCGACAGAACATTTGGCATCGGCCAATGGCAGTCAAACAAATAAAAATATGTCAAAGTCACTCGACGGGGTTTTAACAAAAAAAGCACACGCTACTGATACCTATACAGAAGAGCAAATAGATCAACTTGCTCGCTGTACGGATCCTAACACTGGTTATCTCTACTTTGCAAAAAACTTTGCCTATATACAGCATCCTGTAAAAGGTAGGCTGCTGTTTGATCCGTACGAGTATCAAGAAAGGTTGATGTCGAGCTATCATAATTATAGATTTAATATCAATATGCTAGCTCGACAAACTGGAAAAACCACCTGTGCTGCGATATACCTCTGCTGGTATGCAATGTTTCATGCTGATCAAACTATTCTAATTGCTGCTCACAAATATTCTGGCGCCCAAGAAATTATGCAGCGACTTAGATATGTTTACGAACTTTGTCCAGATCATATAAGAGCAGGCGTTACGTCTTATAACAAACAGAGTATAGAATTTGAAAACGGTTCAAGAATAGTAGCACAAACTACTACAGACAATACTGGACGTGGTATGAGTATTTCTCTACTCTATTGCGATGAGTTTTCTTATGTTCAACCTACAATTGCGGAAGACTTTTGGACTTCGATATCGCCTACACTGGCAACAGGCGGTAGAGCAATAATTACATCAACCCCTAATTCAGACGAAGATACTTTTGCTACTCTATGGAAGCAGGCAGAACAAACCTTTGACGAAAATGGCAACGAACAAGAAGTGGGTATAAACGGATTTCATGCTTTTAAAGTAACCTGGGAAGAACACCCTGATCGAGACCAAGAATGGAAAGCAGCTGAATTGGGCAGAATAGGAGAAGAACGTTTTAGAAGAGAGTACGATTGTATAAGTGCCGATTCTAAAGTAACAATTCAAATGCCTAACGGTGATATTCGTTCTGTATCTATAAATGAATTAAAAAGTCTGCTTTCTTAGTTTTTTATTTTTGACGAAACGTATAAATATTAGTATGAACTATTACGTATGTGCATACAAAACTCCAGTCGATTTATATATCAAGAGTATGAATAAAAATATTCCTGCTGGAGAATATTTTTATATCGGCAAAGGTAAGGGCCGAAGAAAATACGACCATTTAAACGAACAAATAAAAAAAGTTCACAATCATCTAAAATACAGCATTATTCAAAAAATATATAAACAAGGAAAAGTACCGATAATAGAAATATTAATAGAATCAGAAGACGAATCTTATATACTACAAAAAGAAATCGATTATATTGCTGAATTTGGAAGACTTACCGAAAATACCGGACTTTTAACAAACTTAACTGAAGGCGGTCAAGGCATATCTGGATATAAACATTCAGAAGAACTTAAACAGCATTGGAGCAAAATACGAAAAGGAAAACCACCTGCAAATAAAGGAACAAAAAGACCCGGAGTAGGAGGTCGTCCTAAGGGTATAAAATGGACTAAAGAAGTAAGAGAAAAAATAATGAAAATTCGTAGTCAAGAAGGATACTACGACTATTTTAAATCTCCAGAAAGAAATAAAAAAATAAGCGAAGCCAAAAAAGGCTGCAAAGGATCGGCAAAAGGAAAAACTTGGTTTAATAATGGACAAATAGAAACATATCAATTTGAATGCCCTCCGGAATTTACTAAAGGAAGACTTAAACGAACAACAAATGGTAAAAAAGGATTATTATGGTATACAGATGGATTAGATTCGAGACAATTTAAAGAGAACTGTCAACCTGAAGGATGGAAACGTGGACGTACTATTAAAAAATAATAAAGGTTTAAAAATATTAACTGATACAGGGTTTAGCGACTTTGAAGGTTTAATTGAAAAGTCTGTACAAACTCTATTGTTAGTAGAATTACAGAATGCAAAAATTAAATGTACTCCAAATCATAAAATATTTTTATCTGATCTAAATTCAATAGAATCAAAAAATTTGAAGCCAGGCGATGTTATCTATACTACATACGGAACTGATACAGTAGTTTCTATAAAAGGAATAGAATCTGAAAAAGTATACGATGTTTTTGATGTAAAACATCATAATAGATTCTACGCTAACAATATTTTAGTCAAGAACTGTGAATTCTTGACATTTGATGAGACTCTTATTTCTTCTATTCATCTTGCAGAAATGGAAGGAAAAACACCCAAGCTAAACATGGGGCAAACTAGATGGTATAAAACTCCTTCTTCTAAATACACCTATTGTGTTAGTCTTGATCCTTCTATGGGAACCGGCGGCGACTATGCAGCAATACAGGTAATAGAATTGCCCACATATGAGCAGGTTGCAGAATGGCAACATAACACCACAGCAATACCAGGACAAATAAGAATACTCAGCGACATTTGCAAATATATTGTAGACAAAACAAAGAATCCCACAGGAATCTACTGGAGTGTAGAAAACAATGGTATAGGCGAAGCAGCTCTTATTGTTATCGATGATTTTGGCGAAGAAAATATACCAGGCCTGTTTATATCAGAACCGCAACGAAAAGGCCATGTAAGAAAATTTCGAAAAGGGTTTAATACCACCCACGGCTCAAAAGTCACTGCCTGTTCAAGACTAAAGACCATGATAGAAACAAACAAACTCAAAGTAAAGTCTAAACCTTTGGTAAGTGAGTTAAAAAACTTTGTAGCAACAGGGTCTAGTTATCAAGCTAAATTGGGACATTCAGACGATCTTGTTTCTGCAATATTGTTAAGTTTGAGAATGATCGAAGTGTTAAAAGACTGGGACCCCAGAGTTTATAATAGTTTTTCGTCAACAGATCACGACGAAGATTACGAAGCACCGATGCCGATTTTCATTAGCTCTATCTGATAAATATCATTATGAAGAACCTAGAAACAATTTCTGAAGAGCTGTTCAATAAGATCCGCGGAAGGCACCCTGCGATTACCATAGGCGATCAAGAAGGTAAAGTAACTTCAGAGCCCAAGCAGGCAAGATTTTTTGATTTTGAATACAAAACAGGTGACAGAAAACTAGGTAGAGTATCTGTTAGCTTGGATGAAGACAATCTAAGTGTGATGTATACCAATAATTTTGTAAAAGAAGAAGACGACACAACAAGACAGGATTGGTATAATTTTCTTAGAGAGCTAAGAAACTTTGCCAAAAAACGACTGCTGGACTTTGATGTAAGAGATATAACAAAGTCTAATCTAGACAGAAGAGATTATAAATTTCTTGCCCAGCAAAAGGGAGGAAATATCAAAATGAGTGAATCAACAATGTACGGTACTAACAACATAAGTTATCAAAAAATTGGCAATGCTCGCCTTAATATTAGGCATAGAAAACCTGTTAACACAGAACAAGCAGGTGCAAGAACACGCAGTATTGACAAAATATACATAGAGTCTCCGGAGGGCGAGAGATTCAAGTATCCTTATAGACATCTTGCTGGTGCAAGAGCAATGGCACGTCATGTGTCAGAAGGCGGTAATCCTTACGATGATTTTGGCAAGCATGTGGTTGGTCTCTCAGAAGAATTAAACAACTTGAAGAAGTTCAAAACCTATGTAGGTAGATCCAGAGTAATGGCAGAAGGTCTTTCGCAGTACATGGATATCATCGAAGGCAGAGCCAAAGACGTTAAAAAAGAACTGGAAAACATACAAAAATCAAATAGATACGCAAACATTCTAGAAACATATGAAAACATTGTGCTAGAAGAAGTACCAGAAAACATAAAAACAAATTGGATTGACGAACTTACTATACGTCAGTTTAATGAAGATCTAAAAGACGTCTTTCCTTATATCTATAGACTGATTGGTGAAGGAACAAAAGCCAAAGAAATCGGACCTGACGGATTCGAAGAGGCTGTGGGAAAAATTGCCTGTACAAAATGTGACGAAGTTAGTACTGCTGCAGCATGGGAAAAGAATGGGGGATTTTGTCCGAAGTGTAAAACATCGTCACAAGGTGTAGCTGAAAGCGAAACACACGGTAATAGCAAGATTTATGATAAATGCTGGTCTGGATACGAAAAAGTGCCTGGCAAAAAACGTGGCGAAAAAGGTTCTTGTAGAAAGAAAGAAGATTCAAATGATCAAGAATCCGAACAATTGCCAATCACAGAATTTATCCTATCACACTACGACAAAGAAACAGGTGCTTGGCCCAGAGGCGAAACTGCTGTACTTACGGGTGTAGAAAAAGACTATGGCGAAAACTTTATCAAACCTGCCAAACAATTTATTGAAAAAATCAACCAAACCTTTCAACAATATCAAGAAGGTTGTGATTGCGAAAAGGACAAGGACGAAGACGAAACTATAGAAGAAACAGACTCAGACAGCACAACAGTTGAAGTTGCTGTAAGAGATGCACTGATAGCAAACGAAATTGGAAAAGATCTATTCCGCGGCGATTACGAAAACGACGGCAGCACTATATTTGTTTTCCACCAAGAAGACAGAGCAGATGATTTCGAATCAGAATTACGCAAACAAGGCATACAAATTGTAAATACGCAAGATGAAGAATTTGAAAGACTAAAACATCTTGCAGGTGTTTGATTTTACTAAAGAAAAAGATTGACATGTTTTGCACATCATGTATAATAAAAAATGTGCAACAAAATAGGCACTAAGCACATAGGCAAACAATTAGGAGGCAAAAACTATGGCATCACTAGCAGAAATTCGAGCTCGTCTCAAAGAGCAAGAAAATCGTCCCAACTCAAAATCCACCACTCCCGGTGATAATGCAATCTATCCGTTTTGGAACATGGAAGAAGAAAAGTCTGCAACACTGAGATTTCTTCCAGATGGCAACGAAGCCAATGATTTCTTCTGGGCAGAAAGACTTATGATTAAGCTGCCTTTTGCAGGAATTAAAGGCGAAACTGATTCACGTCCTGTACAGGTACAGGTTCCTTGCATGGAAATGTACGGCGAATCGTGTTCAATTCTACAGGAAGTTCGCGGCTGGTTTAAGGACCCGAAACTTGAAGACATGGGTCGCAAGTATTGGAAAAAACGTTCTTATATCTTCCAGGGTTTTGTTCGAGAAGATCCACTCAAAGAAGACGATGTTCCGGAGAATCCAATTCGTCGCTTTATTATTGGTCCACAGATCTTTAAAATTATCAAAAGCTCTCTGCTTGATCCAGACATGGAAGAACTTCCAACCGACTATACTGCGGGCCTGGACTTTCGTTTAAATAAAACAACAGATGGAAGCGGCTTTGCTGATTATTCTACGTCTAACTGGGCACGTCGAGAGCGTCCTCTTTCTGACGAAGAAATGGCAGCTATCAACACACATGGCTTGTTTGACCTTTCAGACTTTTTGCCCAAAAAGCCGGGCGAAATCGAGCAAAAGGTAATGCAGGAGATGTTTGAAGCTAGTGTGGACGGCGAAGCATATGATGCCGATCGCTGGAGTCAGTATTTCCGTCCAGCAGGCGTAAAAGCTCGCACAGGTGATCCTACTCAAGCTGCAAGTTCTGAAGCTACAGCAACTAGTCAAAGTGCTCCAAAGGAGTCATTTGAAAGAGACGTTGCAAAAGCAGAAGCAGACACACAGCCTGCAGCAGAACCTAAGACTGAAGACAAAGAATCAGAAGGCAGTGGCAATGCACAAGACATCCTTGCAATGATTCGCGCACGTCAAAATCAGTAATAAAGCACGAAGGGGAGTGATTCACTCCCCTACTTCAAAGGCAAACAAAGGAGCTCTCTATGGCATCAAAGGCATTTGACCCTACAAAATTTAGAAATCAATTAACAAAATCAATCTCAGGAATGAGTTCAGGATTTAACGATCCTACAGACTGGGTAAGCACAGGAAACTTTGCGTTAAACTATCTTATTTCAGGTGATTTTCACAAAGGAATTCCGCTTGGAAAAGTATCGGTGTTTGCAGGTGAATCAGGCGCAGGCAAAAGTTATATCTGTTCTGGCAACATCATCAAAGAAGCACAAAAGCAGGGACATTTTCGTAGTTCTTGTTGACTCAGAAAATGCACTAGACGAATCGTGGCTGCAGGCACTTGATGTTGACACATCAGAATCAAAACTGCTTAAACTAAACATGAGCATGATTGACGATGTTGCAAAAACCGTGCATACTTTTATGGATGATTATAAAACTCTAGCAGAAGAAGATCGTCCGAAAGTGCTTTTTGTGATCGATTCATTAGGCATGTTGCTTACGCCTACAGATGTAGATCAGTTTAGCAAAGGCGACATGAAAGGTGATATGGGCCGCAAGCCCAAAGCACTTACATCACTAGTAAGAAATTGCGTAAACATGTTTGGTTCGCACAATGTGGGTCTTGTTGCCACCAATCATACCTATGCGTCGCAGGACATGTTTGATCCTGATGACAAAATTTCAGGCGGACAAGGCTTTATCTATGCAAGTTCGATTGTGGTTGCAATGAAAAAACTAAAGCTAAAAGAAGACGAAGACGGTAATAAAATATCAGAAGTAAAGGGTATTAGAGCAGCTTGTAAAATAATGAAAACTCGTTATAACAAACCATTCGAAGCTGTGCAAGTTAAAATCCCCTATGATCAAGGAATGTCACCATATTCTGGTTTGGTTGATCTTTTTGAAAAGAAAGAACTATTAGAAAAGTCGGGCAATCGTTTATTGTACACAACTCAAGACGGTGAAGAAATCAAAAAGTATCGCAAAGAATGGCAGCGAAACGAAGAAGGCTGTCTTGACCGTGTGATGGCAGAATATCATCTTATTCCCGAAGCTGCAACAACAGACCCTGAAATGGACCCTGAAAACAATAGCACACTGCAACTAAATAGCACTGAGGAGACAGATACAGAATGAATGAAACTCATATCGCCGACATTTGGATGATGTTCAAAGAGTATATGGAAAAAAAGCAAGTTGAAATTGCAGCAGAACGTTTTGTAGATTTGCTTGCGGATTATGGTGTAGGTGACGAAGCTTTTAGAAATATTATCGGTTCTGATTCAGATCTTGACCAAGCAATTTCGTATTATCTTGAATTAGACGAAGAAGTCGACGACGAGGATTTTTAATGGGTTGGTATTCTGAAGTATCGAGAAACATCGAAAAAATTCCTGATGCAATAAGATACTTTGAAGAAGAACTTCTAGATGCTCGAAAAGAAGTAAAATTTACAGGCAATATTGAACGTGCTAGTGCAGAGATGCCTGGCATTGTTGAACATCGTTTCAACCAATTGCAGGAAATCGAAGCGATACTGGAATACCTTAATATAGAGCTGCGTAGATTGCGTAGCTCTTTTTTTCGTCAGTATCTCGAAAACTATCAGCGAGCACTGTCAAGTCGTGACGTTGAAAAGTATGTGGACGGTGAAGCAGATGTTGTTGACTATGAAAAAATAATCAATGACTTTGCTCTCATAAGAAACAAGTGGTTGGGAGTATTGAAGGCATTGGATGCAAAAGGATTTCAGATCAACAATGTAATCAAACTTCGTGTAGCAGGAATGGAAGATGCCAGTTTATAAAACATCAAGTAAGAAAAGCAAATGAAAATTTACAATTATAAAGATGATGAGCACTACAGAACAGAACAAGAATCTGCTAATAAGGAAAAATTAGATAATATATGGGTGCAAGAAAAAACAATTTCATTAATAAAAAATAATTGTTCTAAAAAAATCGAAAACATTTTATGCCACGGCACAAGAAACGCTAAAGAACAAAAACTTTTTAAACAAGCCTTTCCTGATGCAAATATAATCGGAACAGAAATATCGTCAACTGCTTCTCTGTTCCCAATGACTGAACATTGGGATTTTCGAAAAGAAAATCCCAATTGGGTTCATAAGTTTGATTTATTATATTCAAATTCCTTTGATCACACAAACGAACCATTACAAACTATGAAAATATGGCGAGAACAAATAGTCAAAGACGGCCAAATATGTGTTGAATACTGTTACGGTAAAAGTAATAATAAGTCTAGTCCAAGTGATCCATTGGAATTAAATCAAACCGAATTTGAAAATTTGATTTCGCAATCTAATTTACAAATTGAAAAAATATTAAATACACATGGTCCTGATCCTGTTAAAAATACAAGTTACCTGTATATATTAAAAATTGCAGATATTCCGAAGGAACAATGATATGATGAAAGGTAAAAATATAAATGTTGCTGCAAATAAAAGAAATAATGAAATTTGGAAATTATTAGAATAGGATAAATTATGGGCCTCAACATAAAATACATAGAATGGATCAACGAGCAAGTAGATAAAGTTTATAAAGATGTCACAAATTTAAAAATGCTTGAACTTGGAAATCAGATAATAAGAGATAATGTAGTAAATTTTAAGACAGGAAAAGAGTATTTTTCTAATTTAGGCTATGAACACATATCAATAGATCTTAATGGATTAGACGAATCTTTAATAAAGGATATTTCCAAAGAGGAAGACTTTTATGAATTTTTTGGATATTTCGATGTCATTACTAATTGTGGGACATTAGAACATGTAGAGCCTTTTGAAGCACAATACACAGGTTTCTTAAACATACACAACAGTTTAAAAGTCGGAGGCTTATCTACGCACATAGCACCGGATATAGAATTTTCAAAGAAGGGTCATTGTCAATATTATTATGATTTAAATTTTTGGAATACTATAGTAGAAAATTCAGATTACGAGTTTTTAGGCACTACAATAATTAACAATTGGCGACACTATGCTATGAAAAAAATCGGAACAAAATTTTTAAATAGAGAGTTATTTTTGTCTAAAATATATAAAGTTACTGGTCCAGAAGGCGGAATGTATAAAAATCCAAAAGATAAAAAAGAAAAAATAATTAAGCATTAATTATCGACATAGAATCTTAGCGAGAAAAAAATTATGATGTGCGGAACAGGTAGAAACAAAGGCGGAAAGAGCACTGCAAAAAAGATTCCAAAAAAAAATAGTATAGGTGTTGAAATTGGTGTTTGGAAAGGCTTCACATCAGAACACTTTGTTAAAAAAACAAAGCATCTGCATTTAGTAGATAGTTGGTCGGTTGTAGCATACAAAGATTCAGACGAACACGGGATTTATGAAAATTATATTGCAAGGTATGCAGATATGGTAGGATCTACCAATCTCGAAGATTTTCAAAAATATTATGACAACATTTATGAAAGTGTTTGCAAGAAATTCGAAGGGAAAAATGTTACCATTCATAGAATGCCAAGTTCCGAGTTTTTTAAAATTTTCAAACAGACGGTTGATTGGGTCTACATAGACGGAGATCACAGTTATGCAGGCTGTCTTCAAGATCTAGAAAATTCAAAAAACATAATAGTAAAAGGTGGGTCAATATTCGGAGACGATTACAATAAGCCAGAAAAGCCGGGCGTTAAAAAAGCAGTTGACGAATTTGTAAAAAAATACAATCTACCCCTAAACATATATGCAGGCGACCAGTATCAAATAAACCTATGATAGACATTGTATGTTTCAAATGGCGCAAAAAAACTGACGACTATCTACTCTCAAATAGAGTAAAGTATACAAGCGACCACGTTAATATTCTATACAATTCTATCAAAAGAAACACAACAGTTCCATTTAGATTTTCTTGCATCACAGATGATGCAGACGGTCTTAATCACCATATTAGGGTAATACCATTATGGGACAAGTGTCGAAATCTAGGAGGATGTTTTAATCGCCTATATCTGTTTTCTAGAGATATGAAAAACATAATTGGAGAAAGATTCCTTACAATTGATCTAGACTGTGTGATAGTAGGTAATATAGATCATATATTGGAAAGAAAGGACGACTTTTGTATCAATCAATTTGTTCCCCAAAAAAAATCTAGAAATCAAAATCAGTTATACAACGGCGGATTAATATTAATGAATGCAGGTGCAAGAGAAAAAGTTTGGGATCAATTCGATCCAGGCTCTTCGCCCGCGGAACTTGATTCTGTAATAAAACAGAATGATTTTATTGGATCTGATCAGGCTTGGATAAGGCATATCTTAGGTGTGGGGGAATCTACTTTTAATGACAAAGACGGTGTTTATTCCTATGTGCCCACGGTAAGAAAAAATGGCGTTCCTTCCGATGCACGAATTATTTTCTTTTCTGGTAAAACAGATCCTAGCACGGCAGACAAAGATTGGATAAACCAGCACTGGAAATAATTATATGAAAGATTCTCTCATATTATCCTGTGCAGATTCAAACAGATTTGGTGCAGACATTAATCATAAACGATATGCAGACAATCATTCCACAGAATATCAATTTCATACTGTAACTCATCTTTCTAACCCGTTCTTTATAAAACCTTACTGTGTATCTCAAGCACTTTCTCAAGGGTATGAAAATATCTTGTGTATCGACGACGATGCATTCTTTATCAATCAAGCATGGGATTTTAAAGAAATATTCTCAAACTATCGTCAAGATTTAATAGTTACTCGAGGAAGAAAAAAGAAAAGTGGCACAACTCTGTTTAATGCGGGCGTAATGTTTATTAAGAATACAGATAAGATGAGAACACTGTTTGAAAAAGCACCAAGGGTTTCTTCCCAAGAATTTCAAAAAAGCTGGAATTCAAACTGGGGTCCTTGTGTAGGAAATGAACAACCGAGATTGATTTATCTTACTCAAACACTTTTTCCAGAAGCTGTAAAAATTCTTGGTTATCCAGGCTTTAATGCAGCAGAAATAGAATTTCACAAACGCAAATCTTTTATCGACACAAAACCGCCTATTGTTCATATTACTGGACAAAACAAAAAAGGCAAGCTAGAGCGTTTTGT